AAAAAATAACAGGGGTGGCGTTTGTGCCATTTACAACGGACAAAAAACGAACGGGGGAGTGCTAGGGGGGGTTGAGCAGGGGACTTTTAGGCCAGTTTTCTTGGCATCGCCAGTATGTTTTTAACCTCGTCAACTGTATGCAAATCTTGTTCGGGGTTTAAGCCCCTATTGCCCTCTGCGTTTTTTAAAAAGTCGGGTGTGTACATTTTTGGTGCAGTATTGGTACGGCCCCTTTGGGCGTCTTTGGTATTCTGCCACGCCAACACTTCCAAAAGGTAGGTGGCTTTGTTTAGCAGTATTTCCGGCCAGCCCCAATTGTTGCCGGGCTGTAGCTTGCGGAACAGCCGGCCACTAACCGGCAGTTGGAACATAAGCCGTGCTGCCCGCGCCGGCGCAAGGGTGGCTATGTCTAGGTTGTAATATTCTTGAAAATCAGCCTCTAATTCGTCCGGGTACTGCCGGCGTAACCGGAGCAGGGCTAACCTTTTGGGTCAAACTGCTCAAATATTGCCGTGTAAATGTCGCCCAATTTACTAAGCCTAAACCGGCCGTCTTTTTGGATCATGTGGTCCTTAAGTTTTTCGTAGCCGTCCTTGCCAAGCAAGCGCTCCAAAAAGTCCACAATGGCTTTAATATTTTGCTGGTTTTCTATTTTGTCTATAAGTTCCACGTTTTCAACATCGTCCACCACATCTAGGTTTACTTCAAAAGTATAACCCTCAAAAGTAATTTGCCGTATTTGCGATTTTGGCTCTTCCGGCGCCGTTGGCGTTGCTGTTGGTTTGTCGTCTGCTGGTGCTACCATAGGGGGTTTCTCCATTCCTTAATTTGTAGGCCAATTATAGCATAACCACCTCAAACAAAAACAGCCCGGCACAGTGGGCTGTTTCTGCGTGCGTTACGCCGACTAGGATCCAACGACTGCAATGTACTCGGTGTGGCTGTTACCGCTGCTGTCGGGCAGGGCTTCAAACACGGCTGGGTACATAATAGCGTCTTTGTCGGTGTAGGTAATGTCACCACTACGGTCAGCCATTTTGGCGTGTGGCACAACGATGCGCTTAATGCGCCCGCCGGTCAACACCAACTCAAACACTACAACTACTTCCGGTAGTTCGGTGCTGTTTTGCACCACTGTAATGTTAGAGCCGCTAACTGTAACGTTGCCACTGCCATAATACACTTTAAGCGCGTCCGCATTGGTTTCCAGCAAATTAACCGTAAACTTTTCGCCAAAGGTGGTTTGGCCGACAAGCACTTTGTCGCCACCCCAAGCGTTGACAGTTTCAACGTCTGTATTTACTGAATTAACCAGGCCATCGTCACTAATGTAGCCCAAGTTCTTAAACGCTGCGTTTAAGGCGCTTGTGGCATCAGTAGGTAACGTAGTACCGGCAGGGGCGACATAAACCGCACCAGCCGACTTAGGCTTTCCGAACGACACTTTAGAGGCGTCATTTGCCATGGTAGTTACTCCATAAGTTTTGTTTGCCCAACCACCGTTTTGCAGGCGCTCGGCTTTACAGGCCCATTATAGCACAAGCTAATTAGCTTTTTTCAAGCCGATGTGGCTCGTACTCTTTGCGCATGCGCTGTAGGTGGTCTTTTAATTCAATATTTTGGCGTTTAGTAATTGCCACTTCGTCCTTGGTGGCCGAAAGCAAGTCGCGGGTAGTTTGCAATTCTCGGTCTAAGTTATCTACTATGCTTTCCAAGTTGCCAATAACGCTTTGTTTGCGATCTATTTCCACCTGTTGTTGCATAATAAGCTTTTCGTAACCATCAAATATGGTGTCCATGCGGTCCTTGGGCTTATTGGGGCCATGGCCACGCACCACTTTGTTGCGGTACTTAACAGTAAGCCAGGTGGTAATAATACCGGCCACGGCTGCTATAAGCGCTATTAAAACTTGGTTGTCAAACGCTGGCTGGGCGCCCATTGGGTGGCTCCTGTATTTTTGGTGCTGGAATGAAAAAAATGTAGGTTATAGCTTGAACATGAATCAAGAATAACCACAAGCCTAATATAGCAATACTTCCGCCGTGGAACAAACTGGCAAGTAAGGCAAAAAACCAAATGGACTTATAAAGCATGCCCATTATTAGGGTGCGCCGGATCCACTTCCAGTCGTTTTTATAAACTACAGCCAGCCCAAATACGCCCAGCGCTAAAAACAGCACCCCATACAGCCACATGGGCGTGTATTTGCCCACAATGGCCAGCCCGCCACTTTCGGGCGTGTTAATAAGGGCAAGGCCCAGCACAAGGTTTAGAACGCCAAAGCCAACGGTAATATAAAACGTCATTGGCGCCACAACCCGCAAAGGTGGCCGCAGGTCTTTGATTTTTTGTTTTACTTGTCGCATAGTATCACTCATTGCCTCACCATACAGCGCTTACGCTTTTACTGCTGTGATTAAATTAACTTGCATATATATCGCTCCGGCTTGTGCTAATGCTATTTAAGGTTTGCCGGCCGTACAAACCAATGGCTGTAAGTTCTGCTTTCTTAAACCACAAATCGCCTGCCGGATTCGTAAAAACAATGTTTTCGCTATATGGACCAGCCGTTTGCTGTATGCTGTTGGCCGGTGCGGCGTCCGTAGGCACTAGCATGGCGCGTTTAACGGCCTCCATGACCACCCATTGCACGTTTGCCGCATAAATGGCGCTATCGGCCACCTTGGCGTCTATATCAATGCCTAAGTCACTGGCAATTTGCCGTAGGCGGTTGCTGGCCAAAGCAAGTAGTACGTCTGCCCGGCTTTGCTCGGCGCTGGTTAGCGTGCGCCAAAAGGCCGCTAAGTCCTCTTTGGTTGCAAACGGTGTTAAATCAGCCATTACGCACCTCCCCCGCCGTTATTCATAAAGCTACTGCTACTTGCGGCCGCACGGCGCTTTTGCAGTTGTTCGGCCTGCCGCATGCTTACGCCCATCATTTGGTACCCCTCTAAGGTGCCTACCAGTTCCGGCATAGCTTGGAACAGCTTAAACATTGCATCGCCGGCCTCGCCAATATTAACCCTAAATATAGGCTTCCAGGCGGGCACAATGGCTTTTAGGGCTGCGGGTATTTGGTCGTTGGCGTCAATGGCCAGGCGCAGGGTAATGGCAATTTGTTTGATCTGCTCGCCCATATCATTTTGGGCCGTTTGGGCTTCCAGCACTAAATCGTCCGACATGGCTTCTAGGCTATCGGCGCTGGTGGGGTTGCCGCTTTCATAGCCAAGGTTGCGCAACGTTAGGGCCGTTTCAGCGCAAAAATCACGCGCCAAGTCCTTTTTGGCGGTTTCAAACTGGCTAATTTCCATTTGGGCAAGCTGGCCAATGTCCGGCTTTTCGCCGTCCTCGTCTTTGGTTATGGCCCACAGTCTGCCAATGGCGCTGTCCAAGTTTTCGTCTTTTTGGGCACCCTCGGCCAAGCCGTTAATGTAGCGCTGCGGTATGCTGTAAAATTCGCCGGCTACTTCGTACCGGCGCTTTACCCGTACCACCTCATTTACAATGCGCCGGACCACGTTACTAATGCGGGCTTTGCCCAACGGCCGGTCGGCACTTGGGCGCCGTATGATCGGCATTAACAATGTGCGACCCGTAGGATTTGGAATAACTTCGGTTAATAACTGCGACTCAAACACGGCAGTAAACTGCGGCGTAAACAAAATGTAGTTTTTAGGCATAAAGGAAAGCCACCGGCGCTGGTCTGGGCCTTTTGGCTTGGCCCACTTGGTAACAGCCAGCCCCATTTTTAGCAGGCCGGTGTTTTGGTCCACTATGCCGGTTGCCTCAAGCGCCGTAAATGGCATAAGTATTTTGTCGCTGGTGCCGTCCTCGTTTTGGCGGTCCGCAACGGCCACAAAAGCACAGCCGGCAACCATGGCGTCATGCTTGGCCTTGTTAATAACTGGCAGGGCGTTTATAGAATCAAATAGGTCGTTAATGCCAAAGGTATCATTGGCAAAGCCGTCAAACACCACGCGGTCGCTTAGAATATTTACTGCCCGGCCGGCCCAGCCAACGCCAGGGCGTATGCGCTTAAGCTGGTTTGGCATGGCAATGCCGTAGTCGCGGGTGTCGTTGTCCGCATTGTAATAATCGTATTTGTCAAGGGTACGGCGTTCATGGCGGGCAAGCACCCAAATCAGCTCTCTAGCGGCTGTTTCTGCGGCGGTTATAATTGCTTGTTCTTCCGGCGTTGGTTGCATTTTGTACCTTTTCTGTGCCGGAATTGCCGCCCCGTAAGCGTGTTTGCTATTTCGCTAATATTATAACAGATATTGTAATTCTACCATAAGTGCTTTACAACGCTGGCTCCACTTCGGTAATGGTAATTAAAGCGCCCGGCTCGCCTTTGCGGTAGGCCGCCTTGGCCGTCATTTGCGGTATGTCCTGCCATTTGTCGTCTTTAAGCACTACGGCCTCCACCAGCATGTCCAACACGCTAGTTAGGCGGTTATCCAAATCGGCTCGAGCCTTGGTGCCAAAAATAATGGTTACGTCCACGGCAACCGGCGCAAAAAAGCGCTCGCGGGTTTGGGTACGTACCTGCCACATGGCACTTTTCTGCCAGTCGTAAAATGATTTTGACGGTATAGACACGCCGGCGCGGGTGTGTACCCGGCTGTTTTTCTTGCTGGGCACATTGCCGGTTAGCACAAGGCTAACGATTTTGGGGCTGGACATAATTACTTAATTCGCCGTTGCGTGATTTAAAGCCCTCGGTAATAATTTTGCAATCGCAACTGCCATGGCGCCTAAATACATCGGGGCCTGGATCCGTATAGGTGCCGGCCAAGTTACGGCACCACTGGCAGGTTTTGGCGCCCACGGTCATGCGGGTAACGGTAGGGTGTTTGCCACTTTCACGGGCATTGGTGTGGGCGTGTTGCTGGGCCAACGCAATAACTGAGTTAATATAATCGGCCACGTACGCCGCCGTGGCGGCATCGCCTGTTGATATACTGCCGGCGGTTACTTTGGCCAGCCCATAATAGCGGTCATCCAAGCCGGGCCCGACCGTGTGCGGTATTTCAAAGTCAAAGGCATTCATGTCGTACACCTTGGCGTAAACGGCTTGGCCCACTTCCCTAAATAATATTTCTTGGTTAAGCTGGCGAATTTCCGGATCCACTTCGGGGTTGTTAATTAGGCGCATTGTTTCAAGCACCTTGGGCAGTATGGTGGGGGTAAGCTTGCTGTAGTCCATTAGTTAAAGTCCCATTCCGCAATGGTGCTTTTAACGCCGTCTAGGCCGGCAATGGTTTTTTTAATGCGTGACTGTGCGTACACCCGGCCCCGTTCTGGCGCTTTGGCGGCAATAAGGGCGTTTATAAGCTGGGTGGCCTGCTGGTCCGTAAGGGCGTTGCAAATCTCGGCCAGCGTACCGGCGGTGGCCACGGTTTCGCTGTCGGCGGCCACAATTGCTTGGCTAACCAGCAATTCTTTTACTTCCTTAAACTCTTTGGTTTTAAGCACCGCCAAGTCGGCTATATAACTACTTTGCGCTGGCGTTGACATGCTGGGGTGCCTCCGTTTCGGCAATATCTATTGTGGCGCCGTCAATGCGTACCCGCGCCGTTGGCTTGCCGTCTTTGGTTATAAACTCAACCTTTTTAAAATCATCCGGCAGTTTTTTGGCCTGCTGTTTGGTGGCGCTAACCACAGTGCCAGTTTTTTGGTGTACGTAAAGTTGCTGTGCCTTTGTTTTCATAGGCTTATTTTACCATAAACAGAAACGCCCCCATAGGGGGCGCTATCTGTTGCTAGGTTACGCTGGGCCTCAAGAGGCGGCGTTGCCTTGGATAAGGCTAAATGCGGCGCCGTCAAAAATGACAAACCCGATTACAGCCTCCGCACGAATGGCAATTTCGTTTGTGCGCTTTAGGTCACCCGCGCCGTCCGGATCACCATACTCGATGGTTTCCAAAGGCACATTACGGGCAACGCCCCACTGGAATGCGTTAAAGTCACCCATGATGGCTTTAACGAGGGCGCTGGCGCCGCCAAGTTCCTGGCGACCGCTAACGGTGTCGCTTGCGGCGGCTTGTAGGCCGGCGAAGTTTTCAACGTTAAACCCAAGTCCCAATTCGGGGTACAGTGGACGGTTATTTTCGTCCTTACTGCGTGCCAGTTGGCCAGCAAAGGCCGGGTCAAAGGCAATACCCGTGGCTGTGTAACCCTGCCCCTGCAAATCGGCGGCTGCCAATTCCAGGTCGGCTTGGTGGTTGCCGGTTGCCGTAACAACGCTAACACCACTGCCAGCCTTGGTAAAGTAGTCGGCCACTTGGGCAGATACGTTACCGGTCTTAGGGTTAATACCATGAATGGCGAGCAAGTCCAGTGCGCGGCTTAAAGCCGTTGCGATGTTGGCAACCAAACCATCAACAACGCCGGCCTGGTAGTCCTCGTCCTGCCACATTAGCTGGTTGCTAAAGCGGTAGGTAATTTGGACCGTGTAGGTCTTTGCCGTTTTCTTGGTTGGGGTACCATCATTGCTGGATTTGTCGTCACCCTCACCTACCAGTTCCGCTTTTGGCGTACCGGTAAATGTAAAGTGGTCCGTGCTTCCAACTTTAAGCTGCGGATCCTGTGGGGCTAACTTTGCAAGCACACCGTCCCGAATGTTTTTGGACCACGACTTGCCAGTGTAATTGGCTAAATCAAGGTCAGTTGCTAATAGAGGATTGGCCATGTAATTTACTCCTTAAGTAAATTAGTTAATTAGTCGTCAGACTTATTCTTGCCAAATAATTTACCAGCGAGTGCCTTGCTGTCGGCGGGTTTGCCGTCTCCATCGGGCTTGGGTTTTTTGTCGATGTTCACACCGGTTGGCTTAACGCCCTTTGCCAGCTTTTCTGCTTTTGCTCGCATATCGTCTACGGTGTCGCCGGTTACAAACTCGGCTAAATCATCGGACAACTTAAATTGGTTTACAATCTTTACTTTTTCAGTTTCCAGTTTTGCGCCCCCAAGCTGTTTTTCCAGGTCGGTTTTTTCGGTTTCCCAACCTTTTTGCTTGGTTTGCCACTCTGCGTTTAAGCTGTCAACCTTGCCAGCTTTTTCCTTTAACGTGTCGTAGTCTGCAAACTTGCCGCGCTCGCGTTCCAAGCGGGTTTTAACCACCTCGTCCACATCGCTTTGCGTATGTAAAGGATCTGTAACTTCTTTAAAGTCGTCACCCTCTTTGGTAAAGTATTTAGTCATGACCGCTTTTCCTTTCCGGGGCGTAACCCGTTTTTTCTGACTGCGTTTACTATAACATAACCGTGATTAATGCAACAACTTATTTTAGCGCCGGTTGTAAACATCCAAGTAAAGCTGGTACCGGCTATATTCGCCCACAAGGTCGTCCAGGTTAATTAAACTATTAACCGCTGCGTGCGTAATGCTTTCGGCATAGGCCGGCAAAAACTGTACTTGGTCCGCAATGTAATTAGCCATGTTGCTGGCGGTGGCCCGGCTATCCTTGCAGTACACCTCCACCAATATTTCGGCGCGGTCCAGCACCATTGCCTCACGTGGGCCGCCGGTGCGGTCCACAATTATAAACTGCGGTGGCAATGATTTTGGCTTGTCGCCGCTAACTGGCCAGTCGCTATCAATTTCGCTTAAAGTGCCTAACCATGCAATAACTAGCGTTTCAACGTTTGGGTTATCCATTTATGGCCTCCGCCCTAAAGTACCTGTTCCAACGGGTAGGTGTGTTTTCGTTCATAAATACGGTGCTGTCGCTATCAACCTTAAATGTCTTGCCGTCCCAAATAACAGTGGAATTGCCTATATCGGCTGTGCTGGCTTTGGGTATATGGATACGGATCTGGTCCCGGCTTTGCTCTTTGGCCTGTTGTTCGCGGGCGCTAACCGGTTCCGTAATAGGCGCCACTAAGCAATCGTCTATAGCAACTTCGCTGGTTTCGTAGGTGGGGTTATTAAGTTCGTCCGTGCCAGTGGCCGACTTTTTGTTGAATGTTAGTGTAATGCCTACCATGCCACAAATTATAACATTATTTTTATGCTAAAACCTGCTGGCAAAAACAGCCCGGCAATTTTACCCCCATAATTTTGGTGATTATACGGCTGATCTC